GGTAGGAGGAGGTATTCAAGCTTTAATATATTACGATAGAAACAACACAGGATACTATGTAGATCCAGCTTCAACTAGTAACTTGAACAATGTTGCTGTAAATAGACTTTGGGCAGGTTCTGATGCTGGAGTTGATGGTTCTATCTCTACTAATAATTGGTTTAGATCAGTTGGAGCTACGGGTTGGTACAATCAAACATACAGTGGAGGTTGGTATATGTCAGACTCAACTTATGTAAGAAGTTATAATGATAATATTGTAATAACAAATAGTTCATTTAGATCACCTGTTTTTTATGATATAAATGACACAGCTTATTATGGCGACTTTGCTTCTACAAGTAATTTTAGAAACTTATTACTTAATAACCAGACATCCTTTAATGCAGCTACGCCTGGGTTGACATCTTATGGTTTAACCTTAATGGGAGGAATTGCAGACTATGCTAATGGTGTAACTTGGACTTGGGGCAACACAAACGCTCAAGCCGGTGTATATGTTCAAAGTTCTGGAGCTTATGGTACCAAAATGTACTTTGCTACAACGGATTCATTTACTACCGGTTCAAAGACTGGCATGAGTATGGATCACAATGGAACTGTATTAGTTACTAGAAGTTATTTACAGTCTGATAGCAGTTTAAGGGCCCCCGTATTTTACGATTCAAACGATACTGCATATTATATAAATCCAGCAGACGCAGATGTTTCAGCTGTATTAAAAGGTACCGTAACAATTGGAGGTGGTACAGGCGGTAATTATGATGAAGGATTAAGAATTATAGATTCAGGAAGCTTCTCAGTGATTACTTTTGGAGCAACTGGTAATGCAGGTCCTGGAAGATACCAATGGCTAAAAAATAGTTCTGACGTATTTGAATTAAGAAATGTAAATGGTAGTCAAATATGGTGGGCAAATCAAAATGGAGATGTAGGGACAAACTACATATCTTATGCTGGATCTTCCTCTAGAGCACCTATCTTCTACGATTCAAACAATACAGGATACTATGTAGACCCAGCATCAACAACTCAATTAAATGTACTAAATACAGCAAACGCAGTTAATGCAACTTATTTAGGTGTTCAAAATACATCCTCAACAAGTGGTATAGGTATATCTTTATATAATAATGCCGCAACAGGACAACCACAATATGGGTTAATGTTTGCAGGAACTGCTACATTTGGAACGTTTGGTTCTGTGACAGCAGATTGGGCTACATATTTTACTATGGATTCAACAGCAAATAGAGGTTGGATATTTAGAGATACAGTCAATGGAAATAAAGCATCAATTTCAAATGGTGGTGTAGCCACATTTGCAGGTGATGTAGTTGCTTATGGCTCCTCAGATAAAGAATTAAAGGATAATATTACATCTATAGAAAATGCTTTAGAAAAAGTAAAACAAATAGGAGGATATTCTTTTGATTGGAATGATAAACAAGATACTTATACAGGACATGATGTAGGAGTTATTGCTCAAGAAATTGAGTTGGTATTACCAGAAATAGTAACAACAAGAGATAATGGTTATAAAGCAGTTAAATACGAAAAAATAGTTCCATTATTAATTGAAGCAATAAAAGAACAACAAACACAAATAGAAGAATTAAAAGAATTAGTAAACAAATTAATAAATAAATAATGGCAATCACATTCACATTTTTAACAGATAGCACAATGAAGCTAGAGTTAGCTCCAGAATTAAATGGATTAGAAAAAGTAATTACTAGAGTAAGATACAACTACGTTGGAGTAGATGATAACGGTAATGAAGGAACATTTGCAGGAGTAACGCCAATGCCAGCCCCTAACACAGAAAGTTATAAACCTTTCTCCGAATTAACTCCAGAGGATATTATATCTTGGTTAGAAGCTGTAGCTGATAAACCTCACATGCAAGAACGCATTGCAAAACAAATAGAAGCTAAAGTAGCTCCTAAGTATGTTGAGACACCAGCACCGTGGGCACCAGTTGAAGAAGTTGTAGAACAACCTATAGTAACACCACAAGTATAACATGACAATGCCAGCATCAGGTACTATTAGTATGTCTCAAATCAATACTGAATTGGGACGTTCTAGTACTGCAACAATATCATTAGATACTGCTGAAAATGGTGGTTATGCCACTATTAATACAAATAGTTCGAGTAGACCTTCTGCAACAAATCCAGCATCTATGTCTGAATGGTATTCGTATAATCATAGTGCTGCACCTGCTAAATCAGTAACATTTAGTAATTTAATGTCAATTGGATACTCTGGAACTATAACAGGTACAGTCACCATAGTAGGTGCTGTAGCTACATTTAGTTGCTATTCAACTTTATATGGAACTGGTAGGTTATCAACTAACTTAAATATTGGAGGAACAACTAGAGCAACAATAAGAAGTTCTGCTGGAACAACAACTTCAACTACATTTACATTATCACCTGGAACTTACTCTTATACTTTAGACGTAACAGTAACAAGCGGGTCTGGATCTGGAGGTATTAACTATACACAATAAAAAACATAAAATGGCAAAGGTAAAACAAGAATCTACTAAAGTAGATAAGAAAAAAGTAAGTAGACCAGGTATTCATGCGAAGTCTAAAACATCTTTATCTAAAGGCTCTAAAAACTATAAGAAACTAAATAAAGGACAAGGAAGATAATGAAATATATTAACTACATATTTGCATCATTTATACTATTTTTTGTGCCTATTTACGGATTACTTATTTCTGTTGGTGCAGCAATAGTTCTAGATACAGTAACAGGTGTTTATAAAAGTATAAAACTAGAAGGTTGGAGAAGTATTAGAAGTAGAAAACTATCTAACGTAATAAGTAAGATGGCTCTATATGAAGTATGTATTATACTTTTATTTGTGATAGATAAATATGTACTTAATGAGTTCGTTAAACACGCATTTGGTTTTGACTTTATGTTTACAAAGATATGTGCAATTCTATTGATTTTTACAGAGTTGGTATCAATAAAAGAAAACATTGAGGAGACGTTTAAAATAGATATTTGGAAATTGTTAAAGGGAACATTTAACAGAGCTAAAGAAATTAAGTCAGACATTAATGAAATAACAAGCTAATGCAATTATCAAAAAATTTATCACTTGCTGAAATGATTATCAGTAGTGAAGCAAAAAGAAAAGGAATTAACAATATGCCTTCTGAAGATATATTGTCTAACATGAAGAAGTTAGCTATAAATATATTCCAACCAATTAGAGAACATTTTAATCAACCAATACATATATCATCTGGATATAGATGTGTAGCTTTGAACAAAGCAATAGGAGGAGCAAGTTCTAGTCAACACTGTAGTGGTGAAGCAATGGATATAGATATGGATGGTACTACAATATCAAACGCACAAGTTTTTGATTGGATAAAACATAATTTAGTTTTTGATCAATTGATATGGGAGTTTGGAACCGATGCAAATCCTGATTGGGTACATGTATCTTACGAATCAACAGGTAAACAGAGAAAACAAATACTTAAAGGAATAAAGAAAAATGGCAAAACGTCTTATATTAATATTTAGTTTATTACTTTTAGTATCATGCGCTACAAGAAAAGTTGATGTATCAAAAGTAAACATTGATACAAAAGTTGATAGTTCTTTAGTTATTAAAATTGATAGTACGTATGTAAAGGATAGTAATATAATCACAAATGAAACTATTGATGAGGTTGAATATAAGCCTTTAGATAGTTTAAAACCAATGGTTATAAATGGTAAGTCATATACCAATACAGTTATAAAATCAAAGAAAAAACATTCTGTTAAAACTGATAAAACCAAAGCTATAACTAAAGTCTCTTCTGTAAAAAAGTTAAATGTAAAAAGAGCAGAGTCTAAAAAAGTATTTGTTAAGAATATAGATAAGAAACCCAATTACTGGATGTATCTTTGGTTTTTAATACCAGTAATAGTTATATGGTTATTAGAGAAGTATGGTAAGATTGCGTTTCCATTTTTAAAGTTTTTTAAATAAAAATAACTATATTTGCATATAAATTTAATTAAATACACACATGAAAGACAAAAAAATTTCAGATATGGTTGAAAACCGTATTACAGAACATCAGTTATCAAAGATTCAAACATTTGAAGAATCTTTTAGAAGAGGAAGAGAAATGGTTGGTGGATTAACACTTCAATATGAATTTCAAAAAGGAGGGTTACTTTCTCAGATTGCAGAACTAGAAAAGGATTACGGCAAATTTAAAGATGATTTAAAAGAGCAGTATGGTGATGTTGACATTGATACATCAACTGGTATTTACACGGTTAAAGAAACTGAAGAAAAATAAAAGATAAGCCATCCTAACCGATGGCTTTTAAAATTTAATATAATGCAAGAAATAAGAAAAGTCAGCATAGGGAATGACTACAAAAACTCTATGCACTACGTTGTTGGACAACCTGTGTTTGGTAGTTACGTAATACATGTGATACAAAGAACAGACACTGGTATTGTTATATGGATTGAAAAAGACAAGGAAGTTCTTTGTTGGAAAGAGATAAATAACAATGTACCTATGGTATTAGAATTTAATATAAATTTCTAATGAAGTCTCCATATAATTTTGTAGTTTCTCCTATTGGAGAACAATATACTAACACCAAAAACATTGGTGGAGTTGAAGTTACTTTTAACACTTCTTTAGATTTAGCTAAGTATGTAAATAGAATAGCTGTAGTAATTGAATTGCCAATATACTATAAAGGAGAGGTAAAAGTAGGAGACGTTGTTGTGCTTCATCATAATGTGTTCAGAACGTATCACGACATGAAAGGTAGACAAACTAAATCACCAGAGTTTTTTAGAGATGATTTATACATAGTAAGTCAAGATAGAATATACCTATATAAATCAAATGGTATATGGAAATCTCATTTAAACTATTGTTTTGTAAAACCAATTGCTAGAATTCAAAATGAATTACTACACTCTACAGAAAAAGAAGAGAAGCATATTGGTGTTATTGTATACCCAAGTAAATATCAAGAAGGAAAGTTAAACTTAAAGAGCGGTAGTTTTGTTGCTTTTACTAAGAATAGCGAGTACGAGTTTGATGTAGAAGGAGAGAAGGTTTATAGAATGTACGATAGAGACGTTGTAATCGAATTAAATGAATTATGAAACACGATCATGCACAATTAAAAGAAATGATCATAGAAGCAGCGTATAAGTCTGTAATAGAACTTATAAAGGTGCTTGCTGATGAAATCATATCTGATGACACACTAGATGATATATCTGCTGATAAAATGAGGAATGCTGTTTTAGCAAAGAAAACTGCTTTAGATGATGCATTCTATATTTTAGCAAAGATAGAGACTGAGAAAAATATGCTTGAAGGTAATCAAAAAGAAGAAGTAGATGAAGTCAAATTCCAATCATTCGCAGAAAAAAGAAGTAAAGGAAGATAATAGTTTATTTAGAATTATTGATAAAATAGATTCAAAAGACATTGATAGATTAAACAAGAAGAAAGAATGGAAATATGGGTACAACCATGAATTCGATGTTGTTGTTGTATCTAAAGACGGTACTATTGGAGAAGTGTATGAAATACAAGGTCTTCACGTAGCACTACCTTCAGTACCAAAAACAGTTTACAAAAGAGATAAGAAAAAAGAAGAGCAGTATTGGAGTCCTTTTGAATACCCGAAAGAACTGCAAAAAATAACTTCTGTATTCCAATGGAATGAATATCCAAACGAATTCAAAAATAAATACGTTGAGTATATAGAGAATGAATTTGATAGAAGGGAAGAAGGGTTTTGGTTCTACAATAATGGTACTCCAACTTATGTAACTGGTACACATTACATGTATTTGCAATGGACTAAAATTGATGTTGGTCATGCTGAATTCAGAGAGGCTAATAGAGTATTCTTTTTATTTTGGGAGGCTTGTATAGCTGATGAAAGAAGTTATGGAATGTGTTATTTAAAGAATAGACGTTCTGGTTTTTCATTTATGTCTTCTGCTGAATTAGTAAATACCGCTACACTTGCGCGAGATAGTCGTTTAGGTATTCTATCGAAGACTGGTAATGATGCTAAAAAGATGTTTACTGATAAAGTAGTTCCTATATCTGGTAACTACCCTTTCTTTTTTAAACCAATCATGGATGGTATGGATAAGCCTAAAACGGAATTAGCTTATCGTGTACCAGCATCTAAAATCACAAAGAACAATATGTCTTCTTTAAAAGATGATGTTGATGGATTAGATACTACTATTGACTGGAAGAATACAGCAGATAATAGTTATGATGGGGAAAAATTATTAAGACTAGTTCATGATGAGAGTGGTAAGTGGGAAGTACCAAACAATATCCTTAATAACTGGAGGGTTACTAAAACTTGTTTACGTTTAGGTAGAAGAATTATTGGTAAGTGTATGATGGGTTCTACATCAAACTCTATATCAAAAGGAGGAGGGAATTACAAATCATTATATAACGATTCAGACGTTACAAAAAGAAATGCAAATGGACAAACACTTAGCGGTCTTTACGCTTTATTCATTCCTATGGAGTGGAATTTCGAAGGATACATTGATATATATGGTCAACCAGTATTCAGGACTCCTGAGAAACCTATTAGGGACATTCAGGGAGGTTTTATTTACACGGGGGTTATAGATTATTGGGAGAACGAAGTTAGTGCCTTAAAGAACAATTCTGACGCTTTAAATGAATTCTACAGACAGTTTCCAAGAACAGAAAGTCATGCATTTAGAGATGAGGCTAAAAACTCTTTATATGATTTAGCTAAAATATACGAACAAATAGATTACAATGATGGGTTAGAAATAAACAGAATTGTAAATACAGGTAAGTTTGCATGGAAGAATGGAATAAAAGATAGTGAGGTTATATGGATTCCTAGTAGAGATGGTAATTTCAAAGTTACTTGGTTTCCTAATAAAGATATGTCTAACAAGATAGAGATAAAGAATGGTAAGAAATATCCTGGTAATACACATGTTGGTGCTTTTGGATGTGATACATATGATATATCTGGAGTTGTTGGAGGTGGTGGATCTAAAGGTTCTTTACATGGTTTGACAAAGTTCAATATGGATGACGCTCCAAGTAACTTTTTCTTTTTAGAGTATATAGCAAGACCAAGGACATCTGAAGAATTTTATGAAGATTGTTTAATGGCTTGTGTGTTTTATGGTATGCCAATTCTTATTGAGAATAATAAGGTTGGTCAGTTAAGATATTTCTACAATAGAGGGTACACTGGTTTTTGTTTGAGAAGACCTGATAAGCACAAGAATGACTTAAGTCAATCAGAAAAAGAGTTAGGTGGTATACCTTCATCTACTCAGGTAATTGAGTTACACGCAAATGCATTAGAAGCTTATATAGATCAGCACGTTGGTATTGATTATAGTGGTCAATTTAGAGATGCTGGTAAAATGGGTAACATGTTCTTTAACAGAACTTTATTAGACTGGGCTAATTATGACATAAGTAATAGAACTAAGTTTGATGCAACTATTAGTAGTGGCTTTGCTATAATGGCTAATCAAACGTATGTATCTAAGCCCATTAGAAATAATAAAGAAATATTGTTTAATTTTGCAAGATATTCCAATAAAGGATTACAAAGCGAATTACTAAAATAAATATGAGTCAAGACTTTTCATTACCTAACGTATATTTTCCAGATCAATTAGCTGATGATGCTACTAAAATGAGTGAGGAATATGGTAGAAGTGTAGGACACGCAATTCAGGGAGAATGGTTTAGAAAAACATCTCTTAATGGTTCTAGATTTTACACGAATAGAGATCACTTTCATAAACTAAGATTATACGCAAGAGGAGAACAATCTGTTCAAAAGTATAAAAAGGAAATGAGTGTTAATGGGGATATATCTTATCTAAATTTAGATTGGACTCCAGTACCTATTATACCTAAGTTTGTTGATATTGTTGTTAATGGAATGTCTACAAGACAGTATGAGGTTAAGGCTGAGGCTATTGATAGTATATCTTCTGAAAAGAAAAACTCGTATAAAACCAATATTGAAAAAGCGATGGTTGGTAAAAAAATATATAAAGATGCTAAAGAATTATTTGGTATTGATATGTATCCTATACCAGAAGATGAAATGCCTGAAACAAAACAGGAACTTGATCTTCACATGGAGTTTTATAAAGACGAAATTGAAGTAGTAGAAGAAAAAGCTATTGATAATGTTTTAAAGTTAAACAACTACGATTTAATAAAAAGAAGATTAGATGAAGATGCTACTGTTTTAGGAGTTTCTGCTGCTAAACATTCTTTTGATACACATAATGGAATTAAAATAGAATGGTGCGA